GCCCGCAATAACGTACCGAAGAAGAAATTTGATGAAGCGATTGATTACGTGAAGAACTGGCAACCATGTACGAATACAAGAATCATGATTCAGGACTGCAATGCTCAGATGCGAATGTAGGAGGACTTATGAAGAAAAGGAAAATAGACCTTGATGATGTGGCAATCATCTGTGGTCTACTCTCAATCATTATCAATGTGGCATTTTCTGGAAAAGAGTTATTAGCCAATGTGCGTTGGTTGTTATCTTATCTAGGTTTGTAAGAACTGCCACAGCTAAAGATGCAATAGAAATGTTTTTATACATTATAACGCAGAAAGGATGAGCTATATGGAAGAAAAGAGAAAATTAATCGAAGAAGAGCTTAGAAAACTTGGAATCAATACGATTGATGAACTCAACGAAGCCATCAAAAAAGAGAAACTGGATGTCACATTAATGGTTGCGCCAATTCCAAATAAAAAGGCAGCAACATGTTAGGAGATCATATGAAAGAAATCTTCAAGAAAATCCTGTTTTGGGTGGCGATTGCAATACTATTCGAGATAGTCTGGATCGCAATTCTGCTGATTTACTGCCGAATGGGCGGACCACTAGATATTGTATGGAAATAAAAATCGCACCCATAGAGAGTGGCATCTCTCATACAGGTGCAAATGTAAAAATAAATGACAATTAAATAATAGCATAGGAGGCGTCATGAAACAACCTAAAAAGTTAACATTGAGCCAGAAAAAGCTTCTGGTGAATCTCGGGTTGTCCCCGAAAGAATGGATGAACCTGTTCGAAGATGATTTGTACTTACATATCGTCAAAAAGGATAGTTCAGATAGAAAAATTATAGATAAGGAAGAAAGGGTGATAGTTGGTGAAGCAGATTAAATTGCTGTCCATGAATATCCAAAATTTTAAGGGATGTAAGGACAGAACTATTGAGTTTGGTGAAAAAACAAGAATCTCCGGTGCGAATGCCACTGGAAAGACAACCATATTCGATGCGTTTACATGGCTATTGTTTGGAAAAGATAGCCTTGGAAGTTCTGATTTTGAGATCCGGCCATTGGATATAGACGGGAATATGATTAACAACATTGAAATTTCCGTTGAAGCAAAGATATCAGTTGATGGTGACGAATATGATCTGAAAAAAGTTCAGAAACAGAATTGGGTAAAGAAACGTGGGACTGATACAAGAGAGCTCCAGGGAAATGTGAATGAGTTTGACATCAATGGATATCCAAAGTCTCAGAAAGAATTTAAAGAGTTCATTTCTGGAATCGTAAAAGAAGATGTATTCAATCTCATTACAAATCCATCTGCATTTAACGCACTTCATTGGGAAGAGCAACGCGAAATTCTTATGAAAATCGTTGGTTGTCCTTCAAATGTTGAAATTGCCAAAACATTCGGTGAAAAATATGCGCTACTAATACCGGAATTAAAAATAGCCAGTACAGACGACATATTAAAAAAGTACAAAAAAGCCAGGATTGAACTTAAGAAAGACGAAAAAGAGATCCCTCCTCGTATTGATGAAGCATCCAAGAGTCTTGTTATTGCTGATGTTGGAGCGTTGGAGATTGAAAAATCGGCTAAAGAAGTGGCTCTGCAGAAAGTTGAAGATGAATTGTCTGGTGGTAATGGAAAGTTAGGAGAAATTAATTCCAAACGTCAGGAGATAATGAATCTCAAATTTCGCATTTCCGAAATTCAGAACGAAGAGAACCAGAAGTTATTCGATAAATCAAAGGCTCTTAGAGATGATCTGGCAGCGAAAGAAGATACTCTGAGAAGCATTAAACGTGAGATCGCTGATACGAATTCTGAAATTCATTCGGTTCACTCTAAATATGAGTGGTCTGTTAAGGAAGTTAAGCGGTTACAGGAAGAATGGAAAGCGGAAAAAGCAAAGACATTCCCTGAAATGGTTCCAATGGAGCCAATTCCAGACAGTGCTTCGGTTTGCCCGACTTGCGGACAGGATTTGCCGGAAGATGTGATTCAGAAAAATATTGAGAACTATGAGAAGAAAAAACAGGCATATGAAGCTAAATATACGAATGATTTTATCCAGTTCAAAGAGCGGAAGAAAAATAAAATCTCTGAAATCGAAACTGCCGGAACAGAAGCTGCTACGGATAGGGATAAATATAAGAGCCGTGAAGAAGAACTCCGCAAAAGCATGGTCAAATTGGATTCTAAGCTGGTGGAAGCTCAGAAAAACTATGATTCAGCACAGGAAGAACTTGATCGTTATCCAAAGACAGCGGACATTTCTGAAAAAGCTGAATATCTGGCAACTATCGAGAAAATCTCGGTACTTGAAAAAGAGATTGAATCTATGAGTTCTGATACATCTGGAAGAACAGAGCTTGAAGCAAAAAAAGCAGTTCTGAAAGACGAAATTACGGAGATTGCCGGAAAGATTCTGGCAGCAGACAATACGAAGACTAAGAAACGTATTGCGGAACTTGAGGCTGAACAGAAAGAAGTCGGTCAGAAGATTGCTAACCAAGAGAAGATGATTAACCTTACAGATGATTTTATCAGATCAAAAAGTGCTATGGTCGCTGCTGATGTTAACAAGAAATTCAATGTTGTTTCATTTAAGCTGTTTGAAGATCAGATCAATGGCGGTCTGAAAGAAACTTGCGAATGTACTGTAAACGGCGTACCGCTGTCAAGTTTGAATAACGGGCACAGGATTATTGCCGGATTGGATATTATTCAGTCGCTGTCAAACCTGTATGAGGTTAGTTGTCCGGTTTTTATTGACAACAGCGAAGCGGTAAATGAGGTTAATTTTCCAGAAATGAACGCTCAGATGATTCATCTGGCGGTAACTAAGGACAAAGAATTAAAAATTGAAAGTGAGGATAAATAAGATGATTAAAACAGACAAAGGATTAGTACATATCGAAGGACTGAGTGTTGAGATAATGGCAGATTTTAGAGTTATTTGTAGAGCTTTGAGAAAGACTTTTGTCGAAGAATTCGGAGAAGATCAAGGGAAAGAAATATTCGATGCATTACTTGTTGATGATTTAGATGAAGCAAGTTTAAGAACTTCAAAAGCAATTTTAGAACATATCAAGAAAAAGCCGGATGAAGAGAAATCTGATGAAAAAGAACCGACAACAGGCAACCCAATGTTAGATGCAATATTGACGGCTGTGTTCGGTGGAGGTGCTAAGTAATGTACGTAAAAGCAAAGTATCTCAAGAACGATATCCCGGTCGGCAAAGCTTATACCTTTGAAGCCGATGTCCCTGTAAAAATCGGGGACAAGATTTCTGTCGGTAAAGCACAGGCAGTCGTAGAAGTTGTGAATGTGCCGGAAGAGGAAGTTCTCGGATATAAGGATAAGATCAAGAAAGTGCAGAAAGTGGAGGAAGAATAGATGGAATTTAAAATTGGTAGACTTTACAGGGTTAAAAATGGTGAAGAAAAAGGAAATATTATTAGGATTGTAAACCATGATGCTTTTGCAGACAAGTATACATATGAAACAATTAATGAAATTAAAAAATGCCTGGTTAACAATTTCTACAATGGATCACCTTTTTCCAAAAATTTAAAACCAGTAAGTGAATGTATTGTGATTTACCGTAGAGGTAATGAAGTTATTGCATTGAATAAAATTGACGGTTCCAAAGCTGTTGCGAAATGCCATCCAGATGATGATTTCGATTTTATGGTCGGTGCAAAATTGGCTTTCCAGAGACTCACTGGAAGTGAGCCAGCCGAAACAGATACAGATTCATTTGAGGAAAACGCAAAGCCTATGGCAAAAGCTTTTCGTGCGTCTGTTGGAGCATTAATAGAAGAGGGATTTACAAGAACGGAAGCAATCGGAATTGTTCTTAAAATGGTAGCAACTCAGTAAAAATATGGAGGAAGAATAATGGCAGAGAAAAAAGAAGTGGCTCAGAAACAGGAGTTTACGACTGGATTGAGCAATTGGACAAACACAATTACAGGTCTTGTTTCAAGAGATTTTGAGCAGTGTGGTGTTTCTTACGATGAATACGCAAAGCAGTGTGCTATGAATGCCATGAGTTCAATCTTTCAGTTGGTTCAGAATACAGACAACACAGACATGAATAACCTTAACACTTCCAATCTGAGAGAAGTTGTGGCTCAGTGTGCGAGCCTTAAGCTGAATGCCAATGCGGTTCCAAGAGAAGTCTATTTCCAGCTGAGAAGCAAACAGATTAACGGTCAGTGGTGCAAAATGGTTGAGATGGGTATTGAGGGTGATGGAAACGATGCGCTTTTAAGGCAGTTCGGTAACAATGTAGACACTGTGTATCCAGTATGGCTTGTAAAAGAGGGTGATGATTTTACATACCCTCGCAGACGTGGAATTGAAGTAGAACCGGCAGAATGGACTCAGAAAGGATTGTCCGATAAGACAGTGCGTGTCGTATATCCGGTAAAACTGAAAGATGGAACAGTTGATTACCTGATTGCAGAAAGAGAACCCGTTAGAACAAACCTGATCGCTCATATCAGAAACAATCTTCTGAATGAGACGTTTGGTATTTGCGAAAACCGTTACAAGGCTACTCCAAAGCAGAAAGAACAGATTAAAGCAAAAAAAGAGGAAATCTTGTCTGCTGTTCGTGAATGTGAAACTTTGGAAGATATCTTAAAGTGCGAAGTTGCAAAACCATATATCAGTGCTGCATGGCTTGATACGCCGGAAGCAATGATTGTCCGCAAGATGCGTAACAATGCGATTAAGAAGTTCCCTAAGAATCTGAACAACATGGCTTCAAACTCATTATTACAGCTGGATGAAACATACAAAGCATCACAGGAAGAGATTGCGCAGAACGAAAACTCACAGGAATTTGTAGTTGAAGATGAATCTGTAGTAGCTGAATCAGAAGCTGTTGAAGTGGAAACGCCAGAATTTGCAAGGGAGTAAGTCATGATTGCTAAGATGGATAATCTAAAAAGCGCGATAGATAAAATGAACAGTGGCGTGTACGATTTTACAGACGATGGAAAGTGTACACAATGCGGTGCTTGCTGCTCAAATTATCTTCCGATGACTCAGAAGGAAATTGCTACAATTCACAGATTCGTGAAAAAGCACGACATTAAGGAATTTAAACATTTATTCCCAGTATCCAATGATACTTTTGATATGACTTGCCCGTTCATGGATGATTCCAAGCAGAAAGAGAAGTGCAGAATCTATTCGGTCCGACCAGAAATCTGCAAACAATTCATCTGTTCAAAGGAAAGGAAACCATTCAACGGACATTGGCAGCAGTATAGTGTCGTGGATATGAGAGGGGAATTTTTCGGAAAGTAGAACCGGGGAGGTGGTTCAGTGCTAGTGAGAACGATAAATACAGGCTCTTCTGGTAATGGATACGCTCTAATTTCGGGGGAAGATATTCTTCTCCTGGAATGCGGAGTTCCGGCAAAAGAAATGCTGAAAGCTATTGATTATCAGACTTCCATGGTGAATGGTTGCATACTGTCACATATCCATGGCGATCACGCTGGATATATTAAACAGTATATGCAATACGGAATCAAAATATATACCTCTGATGAAGTCGAAACAGATGTTGAAACGGTAATGGGAGAGAAAACCATAGGCTTACAGAGGATGAAACGGCAGAAGATAGGCTCATTTGAAGTGGTTCCGTTCCACGTGCCACATGGAGAAACAGAATGTGACGGATGGCTGATTGATACACCGGATGGACGGATTCTCTTCATCACAGATGCCGAGTATTGCCCGTATGATTTTTCAAAAATGCATATCAACTACGGCTTGATCGAATGTAATTATGCAGAGGATTATATCAGAATTGAAGATAGTAGTCCTAAATATAACCACGTATTAACCGGTCACATGGAGCTTGAAACGTGTAAACGGCTGATACAGAAGATTAACAGCGTAAGTCTAAGAAGTATAGGCTTGATACATTTAAGTGCCTACAATGGCAATCCAGTGCGGTCCACGGAAGAAATACAGGAGATAGTTGATTGCGATGTGGATGTGTGGGTTGCAGAAAAAGGAACTGAGAAAGAATTTAGGCTGATGCCGTTTTAGGAGAATAAATGAACAGATTTGAGAAGATGCATGGTAAGCCTGGTGCAAAATATGGAATCTACAACAAACAGGCTAAGAAATTCCAGTTTGGAATATGTGAAGATACTCCGATGCTCGCAGAAGCAAGGTTGTGGCAGAAAATTGGAGACGATGCAAGAAAATGGAGATTTGAGGTAAAGAGATTGCCAGATAAGGAGAAATAATCAATGAATAAAGTAATTTTAATGGGACGCTTGACAAGAGACGCAGAAATTAGGAGTTCACAGGGTGGAAATCCTACAACGATTGCCAGATACACACTGGCTGTAGACAGACGATTCAAGAGAGACAACGAGCAGAACGCAGACTTTATCGGATGCGTTGCTTTCGGAAAGAGTGCGGAATTTGCTGAGAAGTATTTCCGGCAGGGAATTAAGGTTGTTGTAACAGGACGTATTCAGACTGGAAGTTATACCAATAAAGACGGTCAGAAAGTTTATACGACAGATGTTGTTGTAGAGGATCAGGAATTTGCTGAAAGCAAGGCAACGAGCCAGCAGAATCAGCAGAATAACAGTACCCCAGCAACAGACAGTGATGGCTTTATGAATATCCCAGATGGCATTGATGAGGAGATGCCATTTTCTTAAGAGGTGATTGTGCTTGAAAACGAAACCGAAGAAGTGCTGCTATCCAGATTGTTTTAATTGCCCGTATGTGGATTGCCGATGGGATTGTGCAAACCCATCACAGTACGCATATATACATTCAGAAGCTGGGAAAGCGGCACAAGAGCGATATAACAAATCCGAAAAAGGTAAAGAACGTGATAAACGAAGACAAAAAAGAAGAATTGAATCCGGAAAGAATGCAGAAATGTGTAGGAAATATTATGCAAGAAATAGGGAGAAAATTCTTGATGCGAAAAAGTGTAAACGCAATGAAAAATTGCGTATTTTAAAGGAAAAGCGAAGAGAATATGATCGCCAACGATATCTAAAAAGAAAGGAGGCGAAGCAAAGTGCAGAAAGAAAAGAAGCCGTCTGAAATCATACAAGAATTTCTTGAGTTCTTAAAATACTGCGATAAAGAGTATAAAGATTGCGTAACGCAGGTATATAAGTATGACAAAATGAATCAGGATTATCTGCATGATATTGAATTTGCTCATGACTATGATGAACGATGCAAGTTAGCCACACAGATACACAAACAGAGAAATGACAGACGAGCGATGAAAGATAGAGTTGAATTTGTCGAAAAAGTAGCTAAATTCTGTGCGGACAGGCAGAATAAGCAGTTCATTGACAGGATTAAAAGCCTATTGGAGCAACAGGAAAGAGCTGAACAGTATGTACTTAGCGAACGCCATTATAACAGGAGAGGTGAGATAGCCAATGATACTAATTAGTGATAAGGGACAGCAGAAAGGCAAGCATACCGCTAAGGAGAATTACTGGAAGGATCATGGAATAGAAGTATTAACCATGCCTCTTCCTTGTGGAGATTACATAATCGCGAATGAACGAGTTATGGATGTAATCAACCGGAAGAATGAACGTGGTGTTCCGGTTAAAAAGATGGATTTTCTTGGGACATACAATGTAACGGTTGATACAAAAAAAGATATCCAAGAGCTTGTCGGTGATATTTGTGGAAAGCAACACGCAAGGTTCCGGGATGAATGCATATTGGCTCAGAATAACGGCATTAAGTTGTATGTGTTGGTGCAGAATGCCGGTGGATTGATTAAAGGAACAAAAGATATATATAATCCGACAATCCGAACGCTGGATGAGCTTCATAAATGGAAAAATCCAAGACTTTTTGTGATGAAGCGTACAAGTGATGTGATTGGTCATTACAAGAGCGGAAAACCAATATACAGGCGCACACAAAGGTATCCGGCAGCAACCAGGGGAGAAACGCTCATGAAAGCTTGCAAGACTATGCAGAAGAAATATGGAGTTGAGTTCATTTTTTGCAGTAACTCTGAACAGGGAACGAAAGTTATTGAACTGCTTCAACAGGAGGTGGACGAATGCCAGGAGAC